CCGTTCAGCATACAATGCTACATATCTATTCAAGTCAATATCCTTAATAACCAGAGCTTGTCTGGATCCATCTCCCATATTTTTGCTTACAAATGGGATGGGGTCAATACCTGCTATGTAGGTATGGCCAGGTTCTGGATCCTCCAGAATCATAATATTGCTTTTAGTATTTCTTCTCTTTTTTATATCGCCTTCTGGGGATAAATATAGATCTACCTTTTGTACAGGAGGCTGGCTACCTAGTATAATTCTTTCCTGTGCCTGTATCTTTTCCAGTACATGCTTAGGCAGGTTACCCTTAGCATTGGCAGAGAATACCTCTTGAATATCTAGAGGATACTGCTTGATAAATACTTCTAAGGCACTCTTATCGTCTGCTTGATCTAGCTTCTCTCTGGTTCTAAGTATCCATTCTGTAGCCGCTTTCTCATCGCTGTGACCATTAGGACAGAAGTTTAAGAACTCACCCGGTATCTCATTGCCTTTATCGTCCAGTTTAGGAGCTGATGAAATACCTTTCCAGCCCGGTACAAATACAGTAATGAGCTTTAATATCTCAGCATCTCTCCATAATGCAGAACCTTTCTTCTGACCAGCAACGGAACTCTCACCGGCACTTCCTCCTAATACAATAGGAGCTAGCTTGGTAAAACCACTCTTTACAGATGCCTGAGCTGAACGTAAAACTTTATCAGCATGTGGATGCAAGAAGAACTCATCAATAAATACGTGCATGGCACGATATGCCTCAAATGCCTGTGGGTTATCTACTGTCTCACGGGCTACAATCTTGGAATCCAATCCCTCAATTGTTCCATCTCCTACAGATCTACCCATATGAAGATATCCCCACTGTCTAGTAGACACTACACCAGGCCTGAAATCCTTGTCAAGTCCATCAAATGCAACACGCATCTTTTCCTTGTACATCTCTTCCAGCCTTGTTTTATCGGCAGAAGTCAATAGAGTTGTTGATCCAGGATTAGTTAGTGATATCCATAAGGGTATGATACCTCCAAAGGTTAGGGTAAGACCTAACTCACGCCTTTTAAGAACCATGAGATCCCATCCCATGTCTCTGGCTTTTATGTAAGATCCATAGAGATCCTCGTCTGCATCTCTCCAGAAAGGACGTATTCTTTTACCAGACGCAGTCTTTACCGTTCCTTGGGTTAGTGCAAAGTAGTGTGGCCCAACCAATCCAAAACGACCATTTATCCAGTAGTCTCTCTCTTTCTCGTACCACAGGATCTTTTCCTTCTTGGTGGCATTGGAACTTAGTGCATATTTCGCTGCCCATTTTTCGTATTCAAATTTAGATTTCTTTGTCATTTAATTATATCTCCGATACTAGAAGTATCATCTTCAATATCAGGATATGCATCTAGCTGTGCATTCCGTATGGTCTTACTTACCTTATCCCCAGATTCTAATAATCTGAGTAGGCTTTTCTGATATGGGTCATCCAGATCCAATTCCTTAGAGCGTATAAGAGCATTGATCTGCTCTGTCATAGATACAATGGTTACATAGAAATCCTTTGCTGGATCCTTAAGCTGTACCTGTATTCTTTCCAGAGCCTCAGCTTCTCTTATCTTATTTTCCTTTAGGAATGCCGTAAGCTTTGCGTAGCTCATTGATATCTCTCTTTTTAAGTTCTATTTCTTTTTGACATTTATTCGCCTCGAATACATTATCGATGGCAGAATAATACTCATGCCAAGAGATGAGCTTCTGTAGCTCCTTAACCTCTTGGTCTATTTTTGCGTGATTCCTTTTATCCATGTTCTAAAATCAAAATGCATTAAATCTGCGGCTTCCACTTTCTCCCCCATGGAAAGGTAGAACCTTACAATATTACTTAGTGTTAATAATTGATCGGTTGTTGCTGTATTGGCAAACCTGTAATCGGAGTTAACGCCACCGATTATGGCTAAGTGTATCTCGTTTCCTGGACAGTAGTCTAAAGTGAATAATCTTCCATCTGAAGTTATGCAATGGGTAAAGATCGGAGTCCGATCCAATCCACCTATATGCACATCATAATCACTTCTACGATACTTCGCTCTCTCATGAGTCGAAACCATCGAAGCCCTTAGATTTTTTGGGCTGTACGTCCAATATATTTTCATCCTTTAATCTTTCTGTATACCAAATGCATTTCTGTAGATCCTCTACTGCATTCTTCTTGTTTCTATATCTCCATAAATACTTTATGGCATTACCCTTTAGGTAGCCTAAAAATTCCTCTCGAGACATGGACGCCTTGATAGCCTCAATGCATTCAATATCTCCTTTCTTATAATGATCTGGGTTAATATTATCCATCTATATAAAATCTTTTGGCTCCACGAATATACAATATTTTTTGGGAACCCTGTAGAAGGTGTCCTTGCCTCTTCTGCCACCCTTATTGATGTACTTTTCCTCCCTGTATTCTTCTTGAAAGATGATGGACGAGAAGCACATAAGAGCTGCACGGGTCTCAGAACATATTATACAATACCAAAAATCTGTATCCTCCCACTTCTTTTTACGAGAGAGGAAGGATACAGTTGGAAATTGAAAGTCTTCCATGGTTGTCCATGGCCTACCTATTTTGACCTCTACTTCCCACCAAAGTTTCTTATCTTCTTTAATGGAGTACAAGTCAATGCCGTATCTATCTGAATTTGGGTACACATCGTGACCTCTTCTTTCTAGATAGTCTGTTAATAGTGCTTTTCCTAGGGGGTCGTTAGTTTCAAAGCTTTCTTTTACAAACTTCATATTTTCTTGGAGACGAATATAATGGTTATTATTCCGGCAACAAAGCTTAAGAATATGTATAACCAATTCGTTTCCTTGATATTAAGTGTTTTACCAGCCACCTTAACTTCCCGGTATATGGTATCTCTGAAGGATATAGTGTCCTGTTTTACGGTCACGTGGAAAACATCCTTGTACTTCTTGATGATAACCTTTTCCGTTTCTATTATGGTATCGTGCTGCAATATGAAAGAGTCCTTGTACTCCGGCACAAGAATCTCCTTCTCTGTTATTATGGTATCCTTTACTACTACAGTATCGGTCTCAACTAACCATGGATGCCTCTCTACCAAACGATCGTATCGCTTCTGAGGCCCGCAAGATATAAGGGTGACAACGAGTGCCACCCATATCAAACGCATCATGAAATCTCACATGCCCCTCCTGCACAGGCGGCCTGATCAGATAAACTTGTATTGTCTACATCTTCTCTAATCATGGACAAATCAATATTATTTATATGCTGAGACATCTCATCAAATAACTCCTTACTGATATCCTCGAATGGAGTCTGAACGTATGTTCCTAGATCCTCTGGCAAGAATGATAATCCGTTATAGAAGTCCTTATTCTCCCATAACCACTCACCAACAGGTCTCCACTCCTCCTTTTTTATAGTAACAGTTGCGGATATATTGTGGGTATTTTTCCCGTCTTTATGGCCTGGTTTTATCCATTTCATGTTAAACTGCTTGACTCTTTCTAAGAATTCTATGGCAGTTTCTGACCAACGAGTGATGGCTCCTTGTGGTGCACGCTGTGGAATACTAATCACTGCTTGCTCCTCAGGCTTGAAGAAATCATCCTCCAATAACTCCGGCATTACCTCTTTTAAGTATGGGTAGATAGCCTCTTGCTTACCTACACGTACTCTACGGATGTAGTGCTCAGAGTGCCATGCATGGATACCTGAGCTGGTTCCTAGTACAATAGAAGATGTACCGCTTGGCTTAATACAGGTTACACGAGCTGCATGGTTGATGCATATATCATCTGCTGTTACCTTGTTTATATCCTTAGCTATGGTTACTGCCTCTTCCATATTTAATTCTGAGACCCGACCACTAGCTACACCTGTCATTCCTATTCCCAATAAGGCATCCTTCTCGGTAGTCTTCTGCCAAGTAGAACGTAGGTAATGGAAGTCAGTATACGATGCCTGTAAGGTAGCGATAAATGCTGCTGTTGCAACTCTCTCGTTTAAATCTAACTGATCCTGCACATCGCTCACGTTAACCTCTACCAAGTTACAGAACTGATTGGGTCTCAGAGCAATCTCACAACAAGGATTAGTTCCCCAATCTTTATCATTAGTAAAATAGAATCCTGGCTCTCCACTATTACTAGCCTCTACCTTTTTCCATAGTTGAATAAACCAATCTCTATCTGCTTTATCACGCTCAATAACTACACTATTATTGGCTCTACCACGCTGTGGATTAACTTCCCACCAATTGCCAAACTTGCACGTAAGCATCTCACTATCATCAGCACTAAATAGAGATATCATTGCTGATCTTCTGATGCCTCCTGCAAGTACACTGTCTGCAATGTGGCATAGTATATCGTGACACTCAAGAGGAGTTAACTGCTCTCCATCCTCTTTCTGAGTTAGGATAGCTTTAACTTGAGCTAAACAAACCTGTAATGGCTCAGGACCAGGAGCTACACCACCACTAGTCTTCAATGGAACACCTTTTTCTCTTATAGAACGAAAGTCAAATTTAGGTTCGTACTTGCTTAACCCAAAGTATGCCTTCATCAAGGCTTTTAATGCATCTGCCCACCCCATGATGTCATCTGCAACTAAGAACTTCTTGCTCTTTTGTGGCTTGTAAATCTCTGGTAGCTTGCTAACGTGATGCTTCTGAACAGAGTAACCTACACCACAACCACTTAATAGCAGGAAGAAGGCCTCGTTAAATGCACGATAATCATCAATAGGCGTGTAACTACAATTAAACAGCTTGGCATTATTGGTCTCAATAGCCTTGCCAGCAAATTGTAGTGAACGCATAGATGGAAGAACCTTCTTATCCCTTACTAAGACGTAGGCTCTCTCAATCTGTTCCTTCATCT